GTGCAATCTTCTGCCCATTGCCGGCATCATACACATAGCCCAATAAATACTGACGCCCGTCAGGGACGGGGATAATCTTGTCAGGCGGGATAATCCATATCTCCGACGGCGGTGAAGATGGGGAGGGGCGGTTATACCACCAGTAACTATTGCCGGCGATGGCATAAAAGCCTAATGTATCTTGAATAAACTCCATGCCTGATTGCACAGGGTTAGGGGCTTTGAGCAACAACTCAAGCGGGTGATTGTCCACCTCTTTTTCTTCCTCGGTCGCCTGTAACTGCATGACCTTGAAATCCACCAGCCCGCCGACATTCATCAACATCTGCACGGCGACCGCGAAGTCAGGCAGGCGGCGATATAACTCCGCCTGGTTGGTGTAAATGGACGGGTCAGGCATCGCCCAGCGTTCCTCCCCCGCCCCCGCCAGTAGATGCCGAGCCGTCGTTTCTCCCGCTTTATATGCTGTGTATATTTGCATTAGTCCTCCACAATGACAGCCATGCCCATGCTCACAAAATGGGCGGACAGGCTGGCGATAATGTCGTTGTCATCCTGTGTGCGGTGTCGTTCCTGTTTGTTGACCTTGATGCGTACCACCCGCGCGTCTACGTCAAGCACATAATTCAGCCGTAATTTCTGTTGCTTCCATAGTTGGTCAAGTAGTTTCATGCGTCCTCATACATAGGCGATAAGGTCTGCGCCCAGCGGTGTATGAATTGTCCAAACCGCCAGAGCCGCCGCAATCACACGGTCATCGTGCAAGCCTTCAGGTGCGCTGAACTTGGGTGTTGCAGTGGTGGTAATCACTTCATACGCCCGAAGTTCATCGGCGTACTCTTTAGGCAATAACACCGTCTGCCGCTCGATGGCATTGGCGAGGCGGTAAATCAGTTCCGACTTGGTTTGTGCCGTCGTCTGAAAGCCTCGCCCGCCGTCTGGACCCGAGGCAATGGCGACATTCTCGCTGGTCAGCAGTTCAATGTTCGGTTGCCCGATACTGTTACGCTCAGGTAGTAAGACCACGCCCTGCCACTGACGCAGGCGGTCAACAATAAACCGCCGTTGCATGGTAAAGTCCATCTTGTTGCCGCCCCACCAGTCCACCGCCTTGCCGCAGGTGACGCAGACAATGAGTAAGCGGGTAAAATCTTCAGATAATGCCCAATCCAAGCCGGCAACAAAGCGGTGACTGCTATGGTTTGCCGGCGTATCGGGATTCTCAATAACACAACACTTGTCCACGCCTTGAAAGAACGCTCCATCTTCGATGAACTCCGCGAGTATCTCCTGCCGATAGGTACGCTCAGGCAGGGCTTGGCGCATTGCCTCGATTTCGGACGGTGGGATGTACGGGTTGTCATGCGTGGTATAGCGTACCCGCATCCATTCTTTATTCCCTTCCGCCTGCGACCACAACGAGTATGCCCCGTTCATACCCTTTGGCGTAAAACCGAAATCCGCGCCGCCTTGCAGGTCTGCCAGCGTAGGACGGATAACGAAGTTCCACGCCTCGAGCAGGTTCGGCGCGAACGCCGCCTCGTTGATCGTCACCCAGCCGTACTTGCGCCCGCGTGCCGCGTCGAAGTTATCCAAACTCCAAAAGTCAATCACCGCGCCGCCTTGTATCTCAATCGTATGCTCAGACGCGCTTGACCGCGTGATAATCGGCGCGAGTTGGTTGTTTATCAATTTATAGTTCTCCGTCATCATGCGGTAGGTGGGTGCAAACCAGCCCTGCGGATATTTGTGCTGGGTGCGTAGCACAATGCGCCGCATCTGCAACACATCTTTCCCCCACCGCCTGCCACAACAGAACAGATTGAAGCGGCGAGCCTGTTCATTCGCCTCCGCTTGCGCTGGGTGGGGCTTCGGGAGTTTTATTATCACCTGTGTCATCTACAAATATCACTTTCTGCAACGACCCGTCGCTGTTGGTGAGGTCGAGGGCGTTCCTGTCGCCCCAGTCCTCTTGACGGCGACGCTTCAACCACTCCAGCGCGGCTTTCCATTCGCCTTTGGCAGCGGCAGTCTGGATAACGCGCGTCATATTACGAGCGCACTCAGCATTTGCCTTGCGTACAGCCTCATTAAACTCATGGTATGCGCCTGATTTGGCTTCCTCGCCCTTTTTCATCCACTCGTTGAATGTGTTGTACCATACGCCAGCCGCCTCTGCCGCGTCTTTATAGGACGCGCCATACAAGATCGCGTCCACGATTGCGGCTTGCGCTTCGGGGGTGAGTTTGCTAGGACGCGCCACGTTGTTGTGATTCCTCTACCAAACGACTAACTATATTCGAGACGGATTGAAACTGCTCACGGGTATATACACCAACAGGGCTTTCGGGTCTTTTTCTATACTCAATCGCCGCCTTTTGGGCTATTTCCTTTTGTTTTACCTCATTCATCTTTTTGTATTTATTAAATAAAAACGGTGACAGAAATTTACGCATTACATTAGCAAAGGACGGATTTGTTATTTGAGACATACCCGTACCGCCGCCCGAAAGATTGGTAAGATTCCAGCCTTGCCGTCTACCGTACTCTATCCAGTAAATCTCTCGTTCTTTCCAATGGTCTAAATCCGTAGTTTCCAGCGTGATAATTTCAGGCAACATTCCATTAGCCAGAAGTTCGTCAATCCATTCCTCTTTTTTGTAGTTCGTTCCCTTATCTTCCAGGTGTTGCAGGATACGGGCGGAGGGATTATTAGCCTTGCCGATATAACGAATTTCTCCGTTTCGCGGGTCAGTTAGTGCGTAAATATGGGTGAGTCTACTCATGTCTAAAGTCTCTTTATCTCTAGGTGCGGAAACGCCTGCGACATGCGCTCTAAAATAACAGAACAGTATTTCGGTTCATAGTCCATAGTGAAATTTATTCTGTTTTGGTTTTCGCAAACCATCATAGTCGTGCCACTGCCGCCAAACGGTTCATAAGCGATTGCACCGCTTTTCGACATGGATAAAACGCACCGATTCGCCAATTCTAGTGGAAAGGGAGCGTTATGTCCCACCTTTTTTTGTTCGCTTCCTAAAACCTGAGTAATTTCCCATACATCACCGAGTATGTTATTAACATACTCGGTATCTTTTTTATCGAAAGACGGGTATTTTCCAAAGGAAAATATCTTAATCGGCTCGTGCTTCAAAAGGGGGTAGTAGTGTTGATCGGTAATAATGTGATTGCTTCGCATACTACTACTACTACTACCACTTTTCACCCAACAAACATCTCCGCAAAATCGGAACCCCAAAGACTGAGCAATGATACTGGTATCAGCGGGGATGTCTTTTCCGTGTGAGATGTCAGTAGAAACATTCCACATTAAAGCAAAGCTTTTTTTATTGGCAATATTCAATATCTCAATAATTACATTTTTTACAAACAAAAGATAATCTTCATACGTCTCAAAAAACGAATATTCTCTCATGTTGAAATAGGGCGGGGAGGTGACTGTCAAATCAGCATTGTTGCCGTTTAGCAATCTCTCCACATCCTCCCGCTTTGCGCTATCCCCGCACAATAACCGATGATTTCCAATCTGCCACAGGTCGCCTGTTTTGACCTGCCATTTTTCCTGTAATTCATCGGCGCGCTCTATCTGCGGCTCGGCGTCCGTTGTCTCGTTTTCGGCGGCTAGTAATTCCTTGACGTTGGTGATGTCAGTCTGCCAGCCTTTTATGTTGTCCTGCGAAATTAACCCCCAATCTTTCAACTCGCCCACCTGCCAGCCCGCCATTTGATTCCAGTCCCAGCCGCCCGTCGCGGTGTGCAATAGGATTGCCATCTTGCGCCGTTCGTCCTCTGTCAGGTCGCGGTTGGATTGAAGCGCGGTCAATTCATACTCCGCGCCCTTGACGGTGAGCCATGCGCTATATCGTTGATGCCCGTCATAAAGCGGAGCAAAGCCGTCCGCATCGAATTGCCCGATGGCTATCGTTTGTACCTGCCCAAGTTCACGCTCAGATTGAATCAACCGCTCCGCCTGCGCTTTCGTACTCATGCGCGGGTTATTCGTCCAGGGCTTTACCTGCCCCAGCCTGATTTTAACGGGCGTCCATTTTAGGTCACTCACGCCACCCCTAGCCATTTCTTCAAGCGCCAGAACCAGCGTTGCCAGAACGGTAGATAGTTGCTCATGTCATTTGCGATGGTGCTATTCCATTCATCCGCCGTTATGGTTGCAGTAATCCAGTGTTTCGTTCGTTTTGCCATCACGCCACCCCCTCGCCCACATATTCAAGTTCTGGCGTCATGGTGTACACCTCTTGGATGCTAAAGCGCACGGGCTGAATATCAATCTCTTCGACGGTCACGCGATAATACTTGCCGTCGGGTATCCCGCACTCTGGCGCATGGTACGCCTTTGTCCAGTACGTCTTGCCAGTGGCGCGGACGGCGACCACCAACTCAGCGGCTTTGGATTCAGGGATGGGGGGGAGGATGTCGTTCATTGAATTGCCTTTCTACTGTGTCCGTACGCTTACGGTCATGGTCTTTTCCAGCGTGCGGGCGGGGCTGTCGCTGGTAACGATTTGACAAACCACATCATAATCATTTCCGTCTGTGCCGCCCGATGCCCACCAAGTCACAACCGTGTTGACAGCATACGAAATACCGTGAATGGTGACCGCGCTTTTGTTGTCGGTTGTTTTGGTGATGCCAGAGGGAACGGTGACGGTATAGGATGCAATCGTTGCGCCTTGCAATTCGCCGTCGTCGGTCGCCGCGCCTGTGTTCGTGCCGTCACGATCACACCAAACGAAGAAATACGGTTCGATGGAATTGGGGTCTTTGGGTGCTACGGAGTGTGCCATTGCCTGCCTGCCTGTTCCCAGCCGGGGATACTATAACTTGTGCGCCAGCCTTTGGCATAGCGCGGATTACGAAACTCATCTGGCGACCATTTGCTTTTGGTCAAATTGCGGTCATGGCGGATGCAAACATTGGGCTGTGCGCTCATCCAGTTATTCAACCCCAGCCCTTTCGGTTCATAATGCCTGTCAAAACCATGCCGCTCGATCTCATTGACGCGCCGCAAATAAAATTCAAGTAACAAATCG